AGGCTATTGCGTCCGAAACGAGTAAAATCCTTTACGAGAATGCAGTTGATTTTACCCTCGCGCACCAGATGAAGCAATTCCTGAACGGCAGGCCGTTCAAAGTTTGTACCAGAAAAGCCGTTATCAATGAACTCCAGAACTTCCGGGTTGCCAACATCCTCCATAGAATCCACGAAAGAGTGCAGCACCCGCTTTTGATTTTCAATGCTGAGGCTTTCTGTCCGGCTATCCTCGACGGAAAGGCGAATATAAAGCGCAATCACATAATGCTTTACACTATTCATTGTGCATCATTTCCTTCAAAGACGCAAAATCATTTGCAAAGCGGAATTGAATAAAAACATCATCCGGACCGTTTACCGTGATGCGCTTAATCAGCTGATTCACCAGCAAAGCGGAAAGCTCCGTATTCTCATCTACCTCAGCCAATCGGTCGGTCAGCGAAACATATTTTTTCATTTCAGAGGCTAACGTATTCTGGACTGCTTGAAGAACCTGCACACTCTCTGTCAAATCACGAAGCTGCCGAGAGTAATTCTCTTTCATTTCAAAGTATTCCGCCCGGGTCAGCACGCCTGTTATATAATGCTCATAAAGGCCGGAAATAAGCGTCTGTACCCGCTCTGCTTTCTGCATCAATTCTGAAAGTTCCCGATCCGCCTGCTTCTTCTGCACAGCCATTTTGTTGCTGCACTGCTCGATAAGCAGCCTTTTCTCCGCCACCGTTTCTGCTTCCTGACGGATGATAGTCAAAATCATATGAAACAGCTCTTTTTCCGTTACATAGCAATAGCCGTTACAAAAATCCTTACGAATCCGCTGGTTGGAAATGCATCGGTAAAGATACACGCCAAAGCTTCTTTCCCGGTGAAGGTGTTTTCCGCAGCAGCCACAGAAGATACGTCCACGCAGAATATTTTCTGTATACGAGTTCTTCTGTTCCAGTTTACGTTTTCGGGAAGTTTGCTGTAATACGGCCTGAACCTTTTCGTACAATTCCCTGCTGACAATTGGTTCGTGGGTATTTTGCACCACAATCCAATCATCTTCTTTGGCCGGGATCTGTTTATGCTTTACGCAGTTATGTTTGCCCTGCACCAAATCACCAGCATAAACCTGATGTTTCAGGATTTTCGTTACCGCCCATGCTGTCCAGCTTCCGCTTCCACGCTGTTGCGGGCTGACTTTTATTCCGAGGCTCGCCGAATAGCAGCCAGGTGTTAGGATCTTCGCCTCATTAAGTTGCCTGACAATCTGATAAATTGGAACACCGTCCGCCGCACACTCAAAAATCTGACGCACAACCGGCGCGGTATCTTCATTGATGATTAGCTTGTGACAGTTATCCGGGGCTTTTTTATAGCCGTATGGCGGAAAAGGTCCCACAAACTCACCGTCCCGCATGGCCTGCCGCTTCTGTGCACGGACTTTCTTACTGATATCGGCTGCATACGCCTCGTTTATCATGTTCTTGAGTGGAATAATCAAATGATTCCCGCCATTTTCCGCACTTTCACTATCATATTGGTCGTTGACAGCAATAAACCTTACATGATGAAGCGGGAAGTATTTTTCGATATAATAGCCGGTATCAATGACGTTCCGTCCCAACCGCGAGAGGTCCTTCGTGACGATACAGTTGATTTTACCAGCTTCCACATCTTGAAGCATTTTCTGAAAAGCCGGACGTTCAAAAGTTTGCCCGGAAATGCCATTATCCGTGTAGATTTGAGCGACTTCGATATCGGGGAAAAGCGCAAGATGTGCTTCCATAATCTGCCGCTGTGTTTCCAGTGAATCGCCTCGTTTGCCGTTAAATTCTACCGACAGACGAATGTAAAGTGCCGCGTGCCAAATTTTTATATCAACCTTTTTTGTGGGTTCAGGGAGCACTGCGGTTTTTCTGCTTTTTCGTGCCATATCACTCCGCTCCCTTCCCAGCCGCCTGCTCTTTATCGGAATATATCGGCTCGAAATCGTAGCGATATTCGATTTTTATGTCGTCCTTGGCATTGATACGAATTGATCGAATTGTGGTAATCACCGCCCGCCGATCAAGTGCCGTCATATTGGAAAACTGCTTAAAGTGCTCCATCCAACGCTGGCGGTCGCTGGTGTTGTTCGATACCCGTTCCATTTCCTTACGCAATCGGTCAATGGCTTCCTGCGCCTGCTCCATGCGTTCCGTATATCGCTTTTTCAAGTCCTGATAATCTTTCTTTTCGATAACCCCTCCAAGAAAACTTTCATATAAGCCGGACTTGAATTGGCGCGCCTGTTCCAGCTGGACTTGGTTGTCCGCAATCTGGGCCTTATATCCGGCAATCAGTTCCTTGTTGACCTGCTCTTCGCTGATGTTGTCCAGAACGTCTTCCATCGACACAATGCCGCGAATATACGCTTGCAGACTGGTTAGAACGCAGTTTACCAATGTGTCCTCCCGGAGCATGACGGGTGCTTTACAGCCTTTTTTCCTTCCGGTAGGACAATGATAGTAAATGTATTTCTTGCCATTATAAGTGTTGGTTTTACGTGTCATGCGCCCGCCGCAAGAGCCGCAAACCAGCAGGCCGGAAAACAGATAGACCGATTCCCCGTCCGGAGCCGTTCGGGTGTCTAATCCCGAGATCGTCTGAACCAACTCAAAATCGCGTTTCTGAATAATCGGCTCATGCGCATTTTCTGTGCGAATCCACTCCTCAGAAGGTTTTTTCAGAATATCCTTGAGCTTATGGTTGTAGGTTTCCTGCTTGCCTTGCAGTAAAACACCGCAATAGATTTCATCCTGCAAAATCCGGATAATAGTATGCGCGGACCATTTTGCATCTGGGCTGTCTGCGTAACCGCCCGTTGGGTGAGGCAGGCCGCGGCTGATTTTATACGCCAGCGGGGAGAGAACCCCCAATCGGTTCAGGTCGTCCGCAATCCGCTTGGCACTGGCTCCGTTAATGCGTCGGCGAAAAATATCTTGTACGACACGTGCGGCGTCTTCATCGATCACCAAATGATTTTTGTTTTCCGGATCTTTCCGGTAACCGTAAACCGGACACGCCCCAACGTAATCGCCATTCTTGCGTTTAGAAAGCAGTGCGCTCCGCGTTTTGACGGAAATATCACGGCAATAAGTATCGTTCAGCATATTCTTCAAATTGATGCTTAACGCGTCACCGTTATGCTCATTTGCGGTATCTACGCCATCGTTTATGGAAATAAAACGAACACCGTAAGCCGGAAAAATCTGTTGCAAATACCTGCCGGTTTCAATGTATTCACGGCCTAGGCGAGAGAGGTCTTTTACGATTACGCAGTTAATCGTTCCGGCCATAATGTCTGACATCATTTCCTGAAAAGCTGGACGGTCAAACAGTACGCCGCTGTATCCGTCGTCCACTTTTTCTGCTGCCAACTCAATGTCCGGGTGTGCAGCTACAAAATCCTCAATCAGCTTTTTTTGATTGGTGATGCTGTCGCTTTCCTCGCCGCGGTCAGCGGTATACGAAAGCCGCAGGTATGCCGTTGCCTTGTATTTCGGCATGAAAAAAATCACTCCTTTGCAATTTACAGACTTCTCCCGTAAATTCTAAGAGTGATTCTCGGATTGACCTTATTCAGTTCTTTTTCCGATTTTCAGTATAACACACCCCACCGGGAAAGTCAACACATTAAAGCGCTAAATTAAAATTTGTTTCAGACACTCCTCCAGCGAAGGCCCGTTTTCCGTGTACTGCGCATGGACAGTAAACTTGCCGCATTTGAAGCAGTACGGATTCTTGATCTGACGAACAAACTCAGCAATCCGTTCTGCGCGGGGAAGGTTTGGGTCAACGGACACATCCGCAATATCGACCAATTCGCCATCGGAAGTTGAAAAGTTGAAAGGTCGGTCGCTTGCCTGCATCATAAATAACGCGCTCCTTTTCAGTGAATTTAGGATGCCGCAGACCCGAAAGAGCCTGCGGCGCGATGTATCAATCTTTGAACCGGTAGGGCAGTTTCCGTCCGCCGCGCTTCTGGCCATTGTATTTCTCCCGAAGGACACGGGCAAAGCGCAATGCCGTGCGGTTCGTGCTGAAATCCACGTTTGCACGCCGCAGGATTTCCTCCGGCTCGACGGCAGATAACCGCTGAACGAATACGCGGTTGTCAATCTCGGTTTCGTAGGTTTTTAGAAACAACGCCATACCGGAGAGCATCACAGCCTTGAGCGACTTCGGCGCACCGTGCCAAGTATTGCCCAGCAGGAACAGCATACGGGAAAAAGCAGCGCCACCCAGCAGCCGATATGCGTTGATGAGTGCGCGAACCGCGCCGATCTCATAGGCAGCGCCGGTCGGTTCATCCATCGCCCAGGTAAAACCGCAATCCTCGACCAGCTGTTTGATTTCGGTCAACTCTGCGTTTGCGCCGGATTCTACCGCCGCATTTGTAGCCTGCCGCATACTCAGACGCCTTCTGGA